CTAGCACTTCTCCAGTCAACCTTGGTGCGCATTAATTTGTTGGTTTAGTATTGGGGGCTTGACCATCAATACCTTCTGCTGTCATATCTGTCTTGAGAGAGAAATATGTAGCCAGCAGCTTTTGAGATGTAAGCTCCAACACCTGCTTCTCCAAATAACCTGGGAGAGCAAACTCCTTATCTAACGGGTTGATACACAGCTGTTCTGTTGTGTACTGAGGAGTACCACAATCACATTCAGGATAGAGTAGTTCGTTAGGAACATCCTGCTCAAAAAGCGCTACAAAACGTACAGCCTTAAGCAGAGGATTGCTAACGTACAGATAGTCGTTACTTATCCAATAATACTCTTCCTTCTTAATGATGGGAAGTTTTAGAAGATTGATATATCTATTGATGGTTATTTCCTTAATCTTTTTACCCTGTCCACTCATGGCATTAATTGAATAAACACCTTGAATGACATACTGATAATTACCTTCTGCAATGCTTGGAAGTTTGTATTTGCTTCTAGCCACTGAGCAGGGATCAACATAATCACAACATTCAGAAATAGGAACTTCCACCAGCTCTAGACAAGGGATGGTGGTGAACAGGGTGTCTGTTGCCCATAGCTTTCTGAGGTTAGTTTCCCTCTTAATGAGCAATAGGCTATTGTTCCTTATTTCAGAAGCAATAGCCCTGTCCGTAATCAAGCTATCTGTAGACAGAAGCTTGTGGGCAGAGCGTACATCTGAAACTAATTTTCTTAACGTGGGCATTATAAATACTGTTTGAATATATTGGTCATTCCATCATGGTAGTCTATGAGGAATCCCGTAATCTCACCCTTGGATATTGTATATCCATTCTTGTCATCCCAAGAGCTTTTAGCTGTTGAGAAAGCAGGGAGCTGGTAGAACTTAATGCCATTAAAATCTAGGCTCATTTCATGATGTTTGTCCCCTGTAAAAATGTAGAAGTGGTCATGTTCAGACCAATCTTCTTTATATTCCATAGGAAACAGACCAGCTAACTTTGCGGGCTTTAGAGCATCTCCATGGTTGAACATCATGGCTGATGTGCCATAACTGATGTATTTTCTATACCTTGGAGATATCTCAAAGAACACACGGTCTTCCTTTCTGTAATAGGTTTGTAACCAACTTGCCAAATGCCACCCTACAAACTCATCGTGATTACCAGCTACAAATATCACATCTACTGATTCACAGTGTTCAAGTAGCATGTTGATAACAGCTATCTCATGATCACAAATCTTTTCAAATGACTGGTGATAGGAGAGGATGTTTTGCTGAGGGGTTCCTTTTGTCGTGGTGTTTGTAAACTCACTATTGAACTCATCAGACCCAATGATGTATTTAATATCTGTTATACGATTGGAAAGAGATGCTTGATGTAGAATAACTTCTAGCTTTTGTGTATAGTCATCAAATCTATCATCAATGTCATTCTTTCCTCCTATATCTAGCTTGTTGAGGTGGGAGTCTTGTTTGTTAATAACTAAACAAGCTTCTGGTTTATCTTGCTCAACCTTGCGAGCTACTATCTGGGATGCACTAGGTGTGTAGGTGCTTAGGAAGGAAACAAATGAGTCTTGGAACACTTGCTCATCTTTTTTCTTGCCCAACCATGCTTTCACTTGGTAGTGAGGCTGGTCAGCATTTCCCCAGTAGTTTTGGACGTATTTAGTTATCTCCCACTTGCTTGTATCAATCTTGCACTTTTCAATCAACTCATCCAGGCTCTTAATTTCTTCTTTGGTGTTTATCACCACTTCACCTGTTCCTTTCTGTATATCCTCAAAAAACCTCACCACATGATCTTCCAACTCTCCAACATAGTTCCCAATCTCAGCATCCTGTCTTGCATCTGTTGATTCTTTCAACTCCTTCATCAACTCATCTACCTCAGCCTCAGTGATTTGTAGTTTTTCTGCGTAGAACTTTTTGCTTTTCTTCCAGTGAAGCATCTGCTCCAGCTGATGCAGAAGTGATTGATTTTCAGGCATTTAGATTTTAGTTTAGTTAAAATTGCCATAAAGGTACGAAAGTTTTTAATATTTTCCAAATTATTTTAACCTTTTCTGTTAACAAGGCTAACCAACTTGGTTATAAATAAAAACTCCCCAGGGTAGAAACCCCAGGGAGATGCCCTGTAAAACCAACAAAACAGGGTTTTTATAATAGTATTGTGGTGGTTGTGGTTGTACACTCTCCACCAATTACAATGTCTGTAAAATCTGTGCATAACTCACTAGCAGACATCACTCGTATAATAGTGGTTCCATTGGGAACTAGAGATGTTGTATATCCAGCTAGAAGAGCAGCTTTACTCACTCCTGTCTCAAAGGCAGATATAAATCCATCTACATCTGAGTAGAGATTAAAAGGTCCTGTATCAGGTCCAGCGTATGTTAATGTTATTGTTACAATCACGGTAGAGTGGTAGTTGTTGTAGTGGTTGGTAAGCAACCATTTACAAGTTCACAAAACTGAACATTAAACGTTGGGTTGATTCTGAAGAGCAATAGAACAGCAGCAGCAATAGCCTCAGGGCAAATCCTCTGGTCTATTTCCTGAAGAGCGTCCTGAAGGTTTGTGCCAGTGTTTACACCAGAACAAGGGAGGTTAGGTCCATCGTATATAACATACTCAGAATCAATACATGGTGTAGTGCAAGGACCCATCCCTTCTGGGTATACAGGGCCTTTAGTGGGCCCAAAGCAAGGCATTCCTGGTAAACAAGCCATTTATAATAGTTTTATGGGATGTACATGATATAGTAGCACGCAAGCACAGGAGGAATGTTATTGTGAGACTGACCACCACCTGTTGGGTCATTAGCCACACCTACAAAGATTCCTGTAGTTTTTGTTTCGCTCTTTCCTAGTGTAGGAGCATTATTGCTACCTGTCATTCTATAAGAAAGGTCACTTTCTAAATCATGTCTGAAGTCAATAAATGTAGAAGATGTAGGGTCTGGAGCAGAAGAACCACTAGCAATAGCACCTACTAATAAGTGATTGTGTCCAGGGTCTACTACTGTTGTAGCAGCAGCGTGTGTGTGAGAAGGCATCTGGGCTGATGTAAGTGTAACAGTGTTAGCTCCTGTTATAGTGTTGAGAGCATAGTTGGGGTTACCAGCAATGCTTGGATCAACAGCAGGGTTGAGAGCTCCACCCCCTGGTACAGCTTGGATAGCTCCTACAGGAATTCTTCCACGTTTATCAGGTGTGCCATTAGCACCGTTACATAGATAGATGTCTTCAAACCCGTTAGCAGGTATACCTATACCAGCACCATCAAAGTTGGATAGAGATCCATAATATTCCACCACTGTGTAAGGCACCATTCTGTCTTTGTATTGTACCACAGGAGCTGGTGTACAAGCTGCTACAAGAGCACAGAGTTCTGATTTCTTTACATAGTTGGTCTCAACATCTATTACAAAAGCATCAAAGTCATCTATTAATGTGCAGAGCTTTGTAATAACAGCCTGAAGAATATTATGTGTACCAGATGTAGGCGTTACACCATCTAGACAGTCCACTGTGTAAGGAGCTTCAATTACAGCTATATCAGCTACAATAGCATCGATTTGCTCTTGTAAATCACAAGCAGCTTTGATGAGAGCAATGAAAAGATTTGTAGCGTTAAGATCTTCACAATCAGGAAGATATTGTTGAACTAACGCACAGATGATTTCTGGATCAATGGTGGGCTTAATTCCTGTACCATCTAAAGCAGCAGTGAGAAAAGTGATGAGAGCTTGCTCTACATAAGATAGAGAGTCTCCATTTTGAATACCTAAGAGAGGAACATCCACTCCTGTATATCGTACGCACTGGTCTGAAACTATTTCAGCACAGCCGTTAAAACAATTAGAACAGTTCTTCGTAGACATCTATTTTGATTTTAATTTGTTCAAAAACGAATCAACATATATTGTGGTGGTAGTACTAGTGGTGCTGGTGGTAGGCACAGGATTGGGAGGGACACAGTTGTTGGGATAGTAATAAGTTACCATCTCTTCAATGCAACAGTCACAAACTGCTCCCCAAATCATTTGCTTATCAACAGTTTAACTCTACTAGCAATCATTTCCACCGTAAAACATTTTGCATAATCTGGATTACAAAACTTGTACGTAAGGATACGTTTGTAGTTTAATAAATCCAGAATAGCTCCCGCTGGGACAGGTTGGTTTAGAGAGAACACGACATTATTGTATAGGTTGCTTGCAAGCTTCTTCAGCTTACAATCAATATCATCCAGCAATGCTGGGATGGTACTACAAGCTACACAATCTGTTAATCTTGGAGATAACATGTTTAAAGCTTTCTTTTACTTTGTTAAGTTCTGCGTTACAGGCTGCACAGAGTCCATTTATTAGTTGACACCCACAGCCAAATTTAGCTCCGCATTTTCTGCAGCTTGCCATATTATTGGAAGTTTAATACATAGTTGGTTCCAGAACACCCACAGTTGTTCTTGATGAAGTTGTTCAACATCATGTTAGCTTGATTATAAAGCTTATTTGATTCAGCCACAGCACAGTTGTTTGCAGCAGCAATAGCGCCTTGGATGAAGAAATAGATGGTGTTGAGATCAACCTTTTGCTGGGTTTTGATAGCCCTATCACACTCCATCATGTCTAGCTTCATAAAGGCCTCATCAAACTTCTCTTGTAGCTGCTCTACACGAATGATTGTTTTCTCAACAAAGTTTTCGTAAGCAGGAGCTACAGTGTATCTTAATTTGTATACACCATCAGGAAGAGGAAGAAGAGGCTGACCAAATGTTGTTAAGCCAAGAGATAGAGAGTTGAATATGTTAAAGTCATTAACGTTGAACGGAAGACTAACCACATCAAAACCAGGAACTGTAATCTCAATAGTGGGAGAGGAAACAACAGGGGGATTAGTGGGATAGATGGATGCATCTGCAATACCCAGTGTAAGGGTGTTGTATGTAGGCACCACCAGTATATCTAATTGTAAGGCCATGTTGTTTAAATAAATAAGCCAGAGGATCTGAGTTTTAATCCTCTCACCTCTGGCTTAGGTTAATATGATATTGTTTGCTAGCTCTCTACTATTACGGAATCAAAGTAGATGTTGTAGTAGTAGTTGGCCAAATCGTAGTGGTGGTAGATGTGGTTGTTACACATGAATTGTCACCAGGAATTGTACCAAGAGCAGCAGTGAGAATAGC